AGTTCGTATAGGACCTACTCGCGCTCCTGAGGCGGACGTTCTGCGCAGAGTTGTGATTCTCCAGGGCGAACGTCCGCATATGCGGGAAGACGTTGCTGGTGCCGGTCAGGAGCGGATCTGCGGAAAGGGAGGCTTCCTTCCAGTAGTCGAAGACCTCGCCCTCCACGCCGGACACCTGCGGCACCCAGTGCATCTCCTCCAGAGACGGCAGGAAGAACAGGTCGAAGGTCTCATCCTGGCCGCCGCCATCGCAGACGGTGTTCAGGGAGGTGACGACCTTAGTCGGCTTCAGAATGTTCAGGAACTCATCGGCGAAGCCAGAGAGCAGGCCGGCCTTGGTCAGTGCCTCAGCCGGCGGCCGATCAAAGTTATGCTGCGGGGTCCACCAGGATCCGGCAGCGCCGGCGCTGTTGAGGAACTGCCTCATGGCGGAATACTTCCAGCGGTTGCTGCCCCATCCAATGCGGGAAAGGCTCAGGGCGTCACTGTTGGCGTTGGCCAGAGTGCCGATGAGCGTGCCGGCCCTACCGCTTTCGATGGGCACGGTCTCCACGGGGGTCGTGGCGTCCGGGCTTGCATAGATAGAAACAGTCCAATTAGAGGGGGACTGGTCGGAGCGCATGGCCGCGGCCAGCTGTCCGCCGGCGGGGACGTTGTGGCTCAGGGTAAAGTGGAACTCATCGTTTTTGGCCACCTCGGAGCCGTAGGCATCGCCGACAATGAAATAGTATGTTCCGGCAGTGAGGCCGTTTTCATAGTATTGGATAGCCTGCGGGGCAGAAAACTGCACACCGAAGGGGAGGGCGTAGTGCATCTGGATATACATCCCGGGCACCTCATCCCCGTCGGCCAGGGTCACATGGTCCGGGATATGTACGATATCAAACGGCATGGAATATTCCCGGCCGGTGGACACGTCCGTCCACGGGACGATGATCTGATCGCCGACGGAAAAAACATCCTTAGCCTTGCCGCTGCGGACGATCTCATGGATCTCGTCCAGGTTCTCGGTATGCTCGATGCCGGTCTTGGCGATGACGTCAAGGATCAGATTCTGGCGGTGGAGCGCCTCGGCAATCTGCTGGCCGGTAGCGTCGAGCACGATGGGAGATGTGATAAGGCTCATATGTGATCAACTCCTTTCTTAGGAATCAGACTCGTTATAGGTCACGCAGAGCTTGCCGCTCACCACGGACAGACCCAAGTCTTCGTGGAACTGTTCCAGGTCGGCGACCCTGGCGATCAGGGCGGCGGCGTCTGAAGCGAGAAAAGCCGCCCCGGCGATGTTGACGTAGGTCGTGGCCGCATTTCCCACGGTCAGGTAGATGTCTTGCGTGATCTGGGCGGCGCCGCCGCCGGAGTAGGCCGGCATATAGTCGCCGGTGCCGCCGCCGGTCACGGCGATGCAATACAGACACTCGGTGGACGATGCGCCGCCGTACTCCTTGCAGTAGATGCCGATCTCGTTCATGAAGTAGCCGCTGGTAACCAGGGCTTCGCCGGTCACGGGGTTGACGTTAGAGATCAGGGTGGTCACCTTGATGCTGGTCGCATCAGATACCACGACGCTGCTGGGCGTATACGTGTTCTTAGCGGCCTTCAGGGCGGTCCTGGCCCGGAGGGCCGCAGGCTCCTTCTCGGCGGCCGAGTAGCTCCCGTTGCCCACCACGATCTTGGTGATCTCCAGGGCTGCGGTGCTCTGCTCGATCCTGGCCAGGAGTGCCGCGCCGGCGTTGGTGATGACCGCATCCCTATAGGGCTGTGGCATGTGCTCACGCTCCTTTCTAAAAAATGTGATGGTTTATAGGTTAGTCCGCGCAGCGGATGGGCGGGGGGTTGGCCACGGAAAAAACGGCCCCCGCTGCGTGGCTTCCGCCCGTGTCTATCGTCCGATAGATGGAGACGGAATCCAGGTACGACCTGGCGCTCTTGACGTGGCGCAGAATCTGGTTGAATACTGCCACGTTGTCGGCGCTGGCCGGTGCCTGCGTGATGACCCGAAAATGGTAGGGGTATCCCTGGATGGGGTACTCATCCCATTCCTCGACCTTACAATAGCCAAAGATGGTGGTCCCCAGCTCTTCGACAGCCGCACGGGTGCCGGTGATCTGATACCAGCGGAGTGTCTGCCGGACTAGGGAGCGCTTGACGGTTATGTCATACCCGGCGTCATAGTATGGCGTCCGGAGCTCTGCGGCCAGCAGGTCGAGATAAGGCTCGGCCATGGTGTCTATATACGAGTAGGTCGTCACCCTCTCGGCGTAGGAGAGCAGCAGCCTGATGCCTGCCCGCAGGGCATGGGCGAAGGCTGCCACCTCCGGGTCTTCCAGGTACGGCCCGCCCAGCGTGTCCGTGATGAGGGCATTGTAAAGGCTCTTAATCATCCTCTATCCCCCCGTATGTGATGGACGGCGTCCCGGACAGCTTAGCAAGTTCCACAGCATCCAGGGCCGTGAAGGCCGGGGCCGTGATGACTGCCCGCTTTGCGCCGGCATTTTTGACGCCCGCCAGAAGGTGGTCGGGGTTAATGTCCCGGCCAATCTTCCCGGACTGCCAGGTGACGTACTCGGTGACTGCGGCCTCGACGGCCGCCTGGATGGCGGGGGCGCTGGCCTTGTTTGAGGCAGCGATATAGTAAGTGATGCTTACGCTATAGCTCACGAAATCGGGGCCCGATACCTGCACATGGTCCGTGAGCGGCCGGGCCGGGGCATCCGTCAGATACTCCAGCAGGCCGGCGATAACGCTCGGTTCCGGGCCTGACCCGTCATCCATTAGGACCCGGATATCTACTGTCCCGGCCGGCACGCCGTTAGAACCGGTCGGGCCTGTCACGGCCACGTCGGCGATGGCGGGGCTGTACTCCAGGCACCGGTATATATAGGCTTCCTCCGGACCCGCTACAGAAAAGCCAGACGGGGCCAGGAAAGCCCGGACGGCCAGGGACTCATCGTCCTCGGTGTCTGCTCCTCCGGAGCTGGTGTCCGTGTTCCTGGCCGATGCCACGAACGGCACCGGGTCCACGATGGTGGCCACCTCACCGGGGGCGAAGCCGTTCCCGGCCGTGCCTGCCGTGGTGCAGGTCATCACGATGGAGATGGATGTGGCTCCCGCTGGGATTTCGGCATACTCTGAAGAGGCAAAGTAGGTAACGCCATCCGCCGTCACCCTGGTGCCGGCGGGGATGCCTGTGGCACTGGTCCTTGCCGACTCCAGCGACCAGAGCACGGTCACCGTGGCAGGCGTCGCCGCCTTGCGTACCACGCCGCTCCTGGTGGCCGCCAGGTTGTCCAGGTATTCCCCATAGGCGTACTTCAGGTAGTTCATCTTGCCGGCCGCGTCGATCTTGAGCAGGGCCTGGTAAAAGATGCCAGCCGCCGAGAGCAGAGCTATCCTCATCGGGTCGCCTTTGGCAAGCGACACCGTGACCCCTGTCTCTTCCTTGTACTTGTCCTGATAAGCTGTGAAGAACAGCTCCTGCACATCTTCCAGGCTTACGTCGTCAATGAAAGATATATCGGGGAGCTCTTTGATGATTTCTAGCGCCGATGCATCCATGAGTGTCCCTCCTATAGTTCTTCGTCATAGTCGGCGGGGGAGAACTCGCAGTAGCACATGATACCCGTGTCGGTCACGGTAGCGTCCAGGTTGGTCAGCTCCACCCGTGGCTCATAGATGGCCGTCTTTGCGATGATCTCCGCCGCAAGGAGGTTCTTTGCCGCCTCCAGTGGGAGGTCCAGGCAGGCCGTGGAAATCCCATAGGACCTGTCCCCGCCGCAGCTCCCGGCGGGAGTGGCAAGGAGCGCCCGCAGGTTCCGCCGGATCTCCGAAACCACCGTGGAGCTGGTCCGGTCGAATCCTATCAGCGTGATCTCTGACGTCATTTCTTCCACCTCCCTTGCCTGTCAAAAGTACTCTTTGAAGGTTACGCTCATCGTCATCCGGAGGATGCCGCCGTTGCTCATGACAATGCCCCACGCTGTCGAAACCTTTGAGATCACAAACTTGGCATGGGAACGCCCGATCTTCTTCCCGCCGATGACAAGATAATTGGGCGTGCCCTTATTGGCCATGATCATGATCTTCCGGTGCGTCTTCCAGGGCTGGACGCCAAGCGTGGCGTCCAGCGTGATGTCCATGGACACCTCGGCGCTGTCGGGGCCGAGGAACTGCAGCTTCGGCGTCTTGCCTATCCTCGGGATCTCGCCCCACCGTTCGCCCCTGGAAAAGTTGCCGTTGCTGAAAGTAAAGACCTTGTCGCTGCTGACCGAAAAAACGATAGGCCCGAAGCTTCCTATGGTCGCCATAGACCAGCCTCCTTTCAGTGGCTCCGGATATGCTGGATGATCTCCGACACGGTGGCGGAGCCGGCGTTGCATGTGAGCGTGATCTCAGACCCCTTGAGCGTCATGGGCTGTTGGGTCTGAACGGTTATGGCCTTGCCCACCAGGACCTGAAAGGCTGTATCAATGATCAGCTTGGTCAGGAGCACCTCCGGGTCCGGGTTGCGTTCCATGTATGCGGACCCGACGCCATTGGAAAAATCTTTCCGGAAAAGATCGGGCCCATACGACGGGGGCGTGTGCTTCTGGTTCCAATAGGTGCCGAGCACCAGGCCGGCCTCCTGCCCGTTGGTCATGTGCAGGGATAGGACATAGTCCTCCACCTCCGGCATGTGGTACTCGCTCCCTAATGTGGCATACGGCAGCCATGTGCTGACCGCCGAGTCCATGTCGTTAAAGACCACCCGAATCATGCCCTTCTCATAGTCGACCGCGGATACCTGCCCCACTCTGATAGGTCTGTCTGCCAACTTACACCGCCTCCTGTACCTTGTGAGCCTCAATGCTCATCTTGTATGCATTTCCCGCTGTTATCGAGTGGCTGATCTTGTCGATAAAATATTTCCCGCCTATCCCGGCTACTCCGGTCAGCTCGAAATTCATGCCGGCACAGAGCATAGGGTCCCCGGGGAGCGTCCCGGAGAAAGTCTCCTCGCCCCGGTTCGCCTTGTTGACCTTGGCCCGGGCCTTTATGATGGCGGCCTCGAGGTTGTCGACTTTCTCGGAGATGTTGAGCATCCGCCCGCCGCCGCCTATCTCGACTTCATATTCCTCCTCCTGCTGGCTGTTGGAATACTGGATCGTGGCCCCGGTGTATATCTCGGTCATGGTACCGCTGTATGACCAGTCTAGAAAATCGGCAAGCTTAATCTTTCGGGCAGCAGGCTTTGCCTCATACAGGACGGCATCATAGATGATGACGCTCCCACGGTACACCTTGATATTAAGGCCATAGTCTTCGCAGAGCTTTTTTAAAAAGCCGCAATCCGTCTCCTCTGTCTGTTCCACATTGTCTATATAGCAGTCCGGCCCCTCATACCGAAGGGAAAGGCTATACCGGCTACATATCTCGGAGGCTATCTCGCTGATGCTCGTTGCTTCCCATGTGCAGGTCCTGTCCGTCGCGTGGAAGGCCCGCTTTTCCGGGAGGGATGTCCCGCCGATGTTCGCCACCAGCGGCCACCCGGAAAAGTCCTGGTCGTCCACGCAAAAGCGCCCGCAGTCGAAGATCTTGAGGACGTTCTCTTTGTCCCAGTCCGAGAGCCGGATCTCAACGTCGAAGCTGTCCCCACGCTGCGGCATCTGCTCCAGGAAGGCCTGGTCGACGTTGTGGATCTTGATGGCTACCACATCAGACTCGCCGGTGGCGGCATCTGAATAGGTAAACTCACTGACCCGGTCCGAGATGACCTTGCTGTCCCCGCTCCCCCGGTACTTGATCTTTACATATGCCTTCCTCGGCCTCAATCGTACGGGTCACCTCCTGAGATCAGGGTAGAGCCTGCCGTCCTCCATGACGGCAGGGCCGTGTCCTCCTGGACCGGCGGGCCCGGGGTGTCCAAGACCACGCCGGCGCTGAAAATGAATGTATCGAGGTAGGGGAGGTTATTCTTCATGAGATAATCGGCCGCCGATTCGCTGCCGTACACCCGCAGGGCGATAACGTCCCACGTGTCTCCCTGGATGGTCGTGTAATGCGCTGCCATCTTCAGAATCCCCTCCTTTTGTTCTGTTTTTGCCACTGGCTCATCATCTGGCCAAAGCGCTCCTGGCTCATCTCGGCAGCCGTCTGGATGTCTGCCGCACCAGCTGAGCCGTTAAGGTTGTACACCGGAGCATAGGTGACGGTCATGCCGCCGCCACCGCCAGCGAAAGCAAGGTCCCCGGAGACTCCCTGCCCGGTCCCGGCACCGATGGAGGAAAGCTTGCTGAGCAGGCTGTCCGCTACATCCTGGCCGCCCTGGTTGCTGAGGATGTCTGAAAGGATGTCCCGCATCTGCGCCCAGAGCGTATCTAGGGGAAGGATGGCCTCGGGGCCGGCCTCGCCGACGCCCTGGAGCCCGGCCGGCGTGTTGAAGATAGTAGGATCTTCAAAAATACCGCCAAGCGCGTTCCAGCTCACTGAGAACGTGGGCACACTTACGGAGCTGCCGCCGACGGCCACCGTGTTCGTGCCCACGTTGATGACCGGGAGCTTCGGGGCCGGAATCGTGATGACCATGCTGGCAAAAGCCGACTGGATAGCAGACACCGTCTGCTGTGCCCAGCTCATGCAGGTGTTGTAAAGCTGTGACATGCCCGCCTCGGCCGATGCCACAACAGAGGCGAAGCCGGACGCCGTCGCCGATGCAATGCCCGACATCATGTTTGAGAAGGCCGACAGCATAGCCGCCGACTGCGACGTGACCGTAGATGTCATCGTGGCCATGCTCGAGGAAACGGTGGCGTTGATCGTCGCAAACGATGCCGTAAATAGATTGACGATCATCGTGAGGCTTGACGCCGTGCTGGTGGCGCACTGGCTGAGCGCCGTCTGGGCCGCCTGGGCGATCGCCGGCCACTCCGTCTCTGCAAAGCTTCTCGCAGACCCAAAATTGTCAGTTATGGCTGCTTGTATCTCGGCAGCAGAGGAGGCGATATCCGACGACGCCGTGGCCATAGCTTCCGACATCGTCGGCGGTACCTCAGCAAACTGCTGCATGGGGCCGATGGCCTCGGCGTAGCTTGTTCCTGTGCCGCTCACCTGGCTTGCGGCCGTCTCGGCCGCTGAACCCATCTGCTCAAAAGTCTCCGGCGCTTCCTCGACACCGGTGAACCAGTCCCAAATGCCACCGAAGAAACTCTTGACACTTTCCCACGCACCGATGACGGTGGTGGCTGCGCTAGACGCCAACTCGGAGAATCCATTCCACAGGTCACTTGAGGCGGCCCCCGAAATAGCGCCAGTGATGGCGCTCATGGCTTCTTGGACCGGGTCGCCCATGCCGTCTATCTTTGAAGCTCCCTCTTTGAGGGTGTCCCAGTCATTATCCAGGGAGGTGCCAAAGTCCAAGATCCCGGTTATGGCTTCTACTATCCCGTCCATGACCGTTCCGGTGGCTTCTGGCATTCCGTCGATCTGGCTTACGCTGCCGCTAAGGTCAGACCACCCGGGATTTAGGGCCGTCCCGATCGGGGCCGCCTTTGTCTGGAGGGCCGTCAGGATTCCTCCTGCCTTCTCCCTTACGCCGGACACAACTGTCATCAGCCCGGCGCTGGCCGCTGACTTCAGGGATTCCCAACCGGACGTGAGGGCTGTCCCGATCGGGGCCGCCTTTGTCTGGAGGGCCGTCAGGATTCCTCCTGCCTTCTCCCTTACGCCGGACATAACTGTCATCAGCCCGGCGCTGGCCGCTGACTTCAGGGATTACCAC